TTGTAGTGATAGAAGTTGGCGGTCTAATACGTAACGAAACTTGGAAGTTAGGTATTAATGGTATCAATCGTGACGCTGACTTTGCACTTGAAGTGGGTGTAAATCCTGACAGGGTCAAGCAATTAGGCATTGAAAGAGCACCGTGGGTGTTTGAGGACAAGCCCTACATATTAATATGCGGACAGCATGCTCATAGTTTACAGTGGGAGGACATGCCAGACATGGACACGTATTTCCGTGAAACTGTAACAGAGATACGCAAATACTATGACAACCCTATTGTACTACGATCTCATCCACGTTATAGAGAACGTGTGCACTTTCAAATACAAGACGAACAATGGTACAAAGATCAAGGATGCGAATGGAATATTGCCAAACAAGTCCAGAAAACCTACGACAGTTTTGATATAGAAGACCAACTAAAAGAAACTTATTTTACAGTTAGTCACAGCAGTAACGCAGGCGTTAACAGCATTATACAGGGTATACCTTCTGTTACTACCTGTCATAGTCTTGCTTGGGAAATGAGTAGTAAGTTTAGAGAAATTTTCCATCCTAGACGTGAGGAATGGCTCATAAACATGTGTAACATAGAATGGCGTGCAGATGAGATAGGAACGCAATGGCAGCGTTTAAGAACTAAGCTCTAGAGTTATATCTATAGTCAAACACTTCGCCATTTAGCCATTGGGTAAGTAGTCCTTGATCTGACAAATAGTTTTTAGCTAATACAACGTCACGTGCACTAGCACTTAATAGATCCTTGTCAACTAAGTCTCCCCATGTAGTAGACTTGTCTAACGGTTCGCTGTTCTTATAGACTACACAATCAATGCCATCTACAAACTTTGGCTTACGAAAGTAAGCATCCTTAACATCAAATCCTGCAATAGCAAGTAGGTAAATTAACTGCGGCAGTGTGAAAGTAAACAACTGATTGTTATAACAATAACTTTCAAAACGTCCATAGTAAACATTAATAGTACTTGGCACATACAAGTATAACATTCCTTGTGGATCTAAAATTCTATTGATTTCAAATAGTAGATCTAAAGGACTATGTGCAAACTGTAGTGAGTCATGACACCAAACGATATCCTGTGACTTATCATTAAGAACTGTAAGTCCTAGGTTAAAGTCTTGTTTAATGCGCCTAACGTTTTTTACTTTTAGATCAGGTGGTTGGACAATGTCTAGTGCAGTGCATTTGATATTAAGTGGCTGTGGATTTTCTTCGTCTTGATCCGTTAGAGTAGCCCAATAGTTTATATCTAACTGTTCCTTACCACATCCAATATCGCATACACGCTTGATGCTCTGTAAAAATTCAATATGATTGCAAAACTCTTCTAGTGTTTCTCTACTATGAGCATGACTTTCTTCTGAAATTGTAAACATCAGCTAAGAGCTCCTATTAATGACCATTGCCTAGCGTTCTGCCAAGTTTCGTCAAACAGTTCCAAATTATGTCGAATTTTTCTTATGCTAGTATCAGTAGGACGTTTAACCGCTAGTAATGCTTCACTATGAGCTTGGTTGAGATACCTATCAGCAGTACTAAACAATGCTTGACAATCTCTATAGCGTTTCCAACCTTCTCTACTGGTTTCTTTGTCACGCATTGTTTTAAGTAGACTGTATTGCTCTACATCAAACTTTTCACGGGATTGCTCCACTTCCAGTAGTAGATTATATGCTGCATCGTATTTAGACAGAGACATCTTCCATACCCGCTGTGCGTAGTCTTACAATATGTCCAGTCATCCACTGTTTACTGTCTAGGCCTTTCATAATACCCAACCACTTATTGCGTAGTAGTGCTACTTCATTGATAATAGTTTCAAAATCTACTACTTCATCTTCACCATCTACATACTTTTCAGCATCTCGACTGCTAAGTGCACGTGGATAGTTTTCCAAATACTTGGTGAAGTGCTTGCGGCGTATCTTACGCAACTGTATGTTTAGATGATTGAGTACAGCCTCAACTTCTTGTAGTTGATTAAAACGTATTTCAGTTACTGCTGGGAGTTCTTTGATACTTTTCTCAACAAGTCCATGTATGCCAACTTCTTTACGAGCTTGCTCAAGTTCGTTTTCAAAGTGATCAATGAAGTCGGGTATCTTTCCAATATCTTCTACAACAATAGTATACCAGTTTGCCATATTACTATTATACAGTTTCTAATAGATTAGTCAACCAGGGAAAAGTAGACTGCCAGTTAGTGCTTCTGCGCCTGTCTAACTCGGTGAGGTATACTCCAAGTTTTTTTATTTCTGCTCTGTTAAGCTCATGTGTGTTGATTTCTTTTTGTATACCTAACATATAGTCTTTAGCAGCCTGTTCCTGTTGTGTATTGCTGGGCATATTTTCAAGTATTTGTTCAAAGTCAGCATCGAAAAAACCTTTTCCAAATATCCGAGGATGTAAAAACTCGTAAGTCATCACTGTAGTGCTAAAGTAGTGATTAATCTGTCTGTTTGTACGAAGTGTGTTTACATAGTCAATTAGATCTGCACTTGTCTTTATTGTTAGTCCGCTAAGTGTTTGATTAAAATTAAGATAGATCCAATCCTCACTAACAACATGTTCAAAGTTCCGTTTGAAAATGTTTAAATCTATACCAAATCTTACATATTCTTGCTCTGGCCCCAGGCAATCAATACTACAGGTTAAATCAAAACGTCCTAAACATTGCATATCTACTAGCTGTTTTATATCAGCAATGTATGATCTAAATTTATCGTGATCTATATTTAGGTTACTTACTATGTTAAATTCTAGATTAGGACATGGATGTTCCTTAAACCACTCTAGTGCGTAATCAAACTGCCGTTGATAAAATGGTTCTCCTCCTAAGAAATGAAAACGTTTAACACCATGCCTATGTTGTTCCAAATATTTCCAAAACTTTTGTGTAAGCTCTGGTAAATTATCTACAAGCTGTGCACGATTATCAATCACAACACCGTCTTGTTCAAATCTGCCATGCTTGGAATTCTCACCACGTATCTTACTGCTAAAACCATCCCAACAATATAAACAACTCAAGTTGCAAATGTTATCAAAATATACTTCTACTATTTTGGGAGTTACTTCTATTGCAGAAAGATCAGTTTCTAATTCTACTGGAGTAAGATCTGGTATGGTTAAATGATGCATACGATCACTAGTACCGCCTGCATCCTCTACAAGTTTGCAATATTCACAACCGCGGCCAGGCCATTCGCCTGCTAACATTTTAGTTCTATCTTCAAGTTTTAAGGGGGTGTTATGAAACGTTTCAAAATTAGTTGAATCAATAAACTCTTTCTCTACCCGGTGACAGCTACTCGTACTTCCTTCATAAAGTCTTATAGTACTCCAGGTCCATTTAAGCTGACAAGCTGGCGATTGTTTTATGGGAAAATGCTTATCAGACACGTCTTACTCATCTTCAAATTCATAATCATCATCTTCAGAATTGGAACTTAATTCATCAATTGATATATTTAAATATTTGTCAGCATTAGCTAGTTCTTCTAAAGTTTCGTCATCAATACCTAGATCAATTAGTTCATTGATCCAATGGTCTGCTGCATGCTGCTTATCTTTAATATACTGACTAAGAATAATCCAAGTGTCTACAAGAATTTCAGAATCCATATTATTCCTCTACAACCTCTAGCTCGTCTTGTTCAATTTCTTCTTCTAAAGGTTCATCTTCGGAATTACTTATCAAACCATTTGAAATATCATTCATAATGATTTCAAGTTTTTCACCGGTCCAACCTTTTCGGAACTCCAGCATTTCATCGCCAGCGGCTGTAGTATACTTTAGACGATTACCTTGTTTAACAAGTAGCTCTTGCTTTTCAAACATATCAAGCAATCCACTGTAGGGATCCATTCCTGACTCGTAAGGAATCTTAACCTGTACGCCTTCAAATGGCTTTGCGTAGCGTGTTTTCATAACCTTACATGCTGCACGAATACCACGTACATCACTTACCTTATTACCATCTACATCTTCTTTGAGCTTGAGCTTACGCATTGCTACTACAATACTTGATGCGTAGATAAAGCCCTGTCCGCCTGAAATCTTATCATCAGGATCAAACATGTCCTGACTAGCATATGTGTGGTTAGTACACACCATACCAACATTGTAACTACCAATCATGTTAACTGTGTTACGCACAAGAGCTGTTAGTGCCTTGGGCTTACGACCCATATCACCTTTCATATCACCTCTATCGAACTGATCAACATCTGTAGGAGTTAGTAGCATGCCTAGGCTATCAATAACAAACAGAACCTTTGGACGGTCTTCTTCTGCCATAGCACGATAGTCTTTCATAAACGTACTAATAGTCTTAGCAACGTCATCAATCATGCTCATGCTTAGTTTGAGTAGTTTGCTTTCATCTGTGTCAACACCTAGTGCCTGTAGCCATGCTTCGTCTAGAGCGTTCTCACTGTCAACTAGTACAACAAAGATACCTTGCTCTTGGGCGTTCTTAACAATGTTAGCACTAGCAAAATAACTCTTACCGGCGCCGCTCTCGCCAGCAAACACTGTAACCTTACCCATTGGTACACCCTTGTGGAAATCACCACTGATAAGATAGTTTAGTGCATAGTTACCTGTGCTGATCCAGTCAGTTGGATCATGAAACCCAACACTGAGTCCATCAATACTTTTTGTAATATCCTTACGGAATTTGCTTACGTCAAAAGGCTTTGCCATTTATATCTCCAGTATAAGAAAAGTAAGGGAGAGCATTGCGCTCTCCCCCTTATTTAATCAAGACTTCTGTCTTGAACGGATCATTGCAAGAATGTCTTCTGCACTCTTGCCACCACTATCGCCTGCTGGCGCTTCTGCTACTGGAGCAGGTTCTAGAGCAGCCTCTGGTTCAGGTGCTGCCGCTGTTTCAGTGGCCTGTGGTGTTGGCGCTGGCTTTGGTGCTGCTACAGGAGTGTCAGACGTTTTAGAGGAACCTGCAGGAGCATCAACACCATATGGACGATAATACTGTCCAAAACGCTCAACATCATAAGCCTCGCCATCAACTGATGCTTCAAACATCTCCTTGATAGCGTTTAACTCTACCTCGCTAGGACGCTTGGGTAGGAAGTCGTTTAGGTTATGCAAGCCAAAGGAATCAATAGCTGCCTTCTGTGCCTCTGTTAGTGCAGTCTCCTTGCGAGCCCACTTACTTGTGGAATAGTCGGCGTACTGTCCCTTGGTTGTCTTTGTGATGCGGAAATCAAGTCCTGCATCATAGTCTGTTGGAAGTTCCTGAATATCAGGATCCATAAGTGCATCCTTAATAAGATTAAAGATACTTGGACTAATTACAAACCTACGAATTGGATTCTCAGGCTCAACATCCTCTGCGAGAGGATTTTCTGTTACGAAGCCCTGGAAAATGTAACTGCGCTTCTTCCA